GCTACTAAATCAGTGCTACCTCCATCCCATTTTAACCTATCTGTATATGCTGTATTCCAATTACTTGAATTATTTACAATAGATGTTGTCCACGTTGTGCCTGTTGATAGGGCTATTCCAGCCTCTGGATAAATAGGATTTCCAGCCTGAGCCGAACCGACCGAACCAATACCGCTAACCGTTGCAACCGTATAATTAGCACCTACTTTAAAAGATGTCGAAACAATGGTTATCTTATTGGTATCAGTTAAGTTATACTGGTCATTGTTTAATAACTGACCATTTCTAAACACCAAAATATATGCCTTTAATTGAATAGGAAACTTAGGTGTTATTGTCCAAGTCAAAACACTTGTTAAAGCTGGTGCATATTCTTGTTTTAATATTTTAATAGTATCATTCCCAATGGCAACGTCAACTATGCTATCCCTTATCCTGGTAAATACTGTTGCACTATCTAAAAGTAATGTGCCACTTGTTGTTATTGTTCCACCGCTTAATCCATAGCCAGTTGCAATGCTTGTAACTGTACCGCTACCTTTTGTATCTATTCTATTGGATAACGAAATAGTATCAGATGGATTTAATTTACTAGCAAATCTTGATGTAAGGTTTAATAAAGTTGTATCAGTTAACTCCATTAATACAGATAAATCAGCCGATACTGTGCCTGTCGTCGTGATAGGATTAGGTGAAACAAGTATTCCTGTGCCACCAGAAATTGAGGTAAGGCTGCCCGATCCTCCGCCACTTCCTGCACCGCCACCACGGGGAAATATTACCGTGTAATTATCGTTAAGTTTAAATGATGAAGCTGAAATAACCACGCTTGTTGACGTTGGTACGGTGTATTGAGAAGGTAATAAGATTTGTCCGTTGCGATACACTTGAATAAAGGTAACTCCCCCAGGAATTAACGTGTCTGTCTGTGTCCAAGTTAAGGTTGACGTTGTTACGCCTGTGGTATAATCCTGCCTTGCATATAATCGCCCCGTTGTATCTGCGTAGGCTTTTGTTGCGTAGTTGGCTAACATTGTGGCAGTATCGCTTACTAAAAGTGCAGCAGTTGTATCGCGCCATAATCCACCAGAATAATATAAAGAAGCCTTGTCAATAGGTAAAGTTATACGTACATCATGAAGCTCGTCCAATTCTTGACCATTCCTTATTTTAACAAATAATTCTCCCGAACCAGCGTTACTTTTTACACAAACACCAATATATACGGTATGTTGTGGAGCTTGTGGTTTTGTAGATGTTAAACCACCTGCCACCGTTGGCGATAAATAAACCGCGCTATCTTCTGTTAATGTTGATGTGTTTAATCCTGTTATTAATCCTTCGGTTATAACATATCCGCTTTGATTGTTTAAAATATCTTCAGCTACTATTCCAAATGTATTAGCTGAAAAGGCATCGGTAACGCCTAAGGCTTTCGCAACGGTTATCCGATTTCCCTGACTTCCTGACAAATAAACCGCCGTTCCTTTTGTTAATGTTGCGCCTGTTCGATTGTTTACCCGTTGGTGTAATTGCTGACCAATAACATTAGTTACATTACCACCTTTTAAACCTTGTATTAAAGAGCCTTGTGTATCATTATATTCCACTTCACCAACTCCCACCGTGCCATCTTTTGCTGTGTTAAATGTGATAGAATCAAAGGGCATGGTTAATCCAGGCGCACCGCCAACCAAGTTCCAAACGTTGGAGGTAAAATCAAATGAGTATAATTTTAAATTAACTGTATCAAGAATAACCCATGCGTTTTGGTTGTTTATCGGTTGAATGGAAGCCGTGTCGGAAATTGAACCGCGCCACGTCAATCCGTCTCCAGTCGTCTGAAAACCAAGGCGTTGCTTGTTTCCTGTGTTTGGGAATTGGGCAATGGCAAAAGTAGAGGCAATAATAATTAAAACGATTGATAGACCTTGCCGTTTGTTGCCTACTTTGTCAATAGCTTTTCCGATAAACTTTCTGGCGATTCCCATTACTAATTCATTCGCTAAAACTTTGGCAATATTCCCAACGGCTTTTAAAAACTTTCTTTCTTTTTTAGGTGCTTTAATTTCTTCCATTAGTTTATATTTATAGCAAATACAATGTAATTACTTCCATCGTAATGGCTGTTTGAATCTATAGTAATAGTTGCAGGTAATGTAATAGTATATTGACTATCTACTAATTTTTGCCCATTCTGGTACACATGAATAGAGGCGTTTAAATTAGTTGTGGGTAGCTTTCCGTTATTCTGTGTCCATGTCAAAATATTGGATGTCGTATCAAGAAATTCTTGATTAAATATTGCGATGACTGAACCTGTAACAGTCACATTGTTTATAGTTTCAGTGACATTATTATTTACTACTCCGCCACTTCCGGCATTGTTTGCCACTTGATTAAAGTCGCGAGGTTTGGATAATACGGTTCTTTCAGTATAGTTAGGCATCTAATTCTATTTTAAAGTAATCACCCTGCCAAATTTCTGTTTTTAAATCTAAACTACCTCTTTCAAAAACGTAATATCCGGATGAATATTCTATAACTTTATGAGGCAAATAAGGATTATCAACTGATAGATTTTGGAATGGCATATCTACCATGCGTAGCTTTGGAGTAAGTTGACCGCGTATTACTTCGTTTACTAATAATTGTGTCACATTATTAAATCCGGATCCGTTGCCTACATCCCAACTACTACTATTTTCATACGTGCCAGATTCAAGAACTTTTAATCCTCCATCCGTTGTCTTGCTGGGGCCGTCACCTATGTAGGTATCAAGGCTAAAAACTGTGGAAGATTTATCGTCATTGTCAGAACCATATTCAAGAATATCGCTTTGACCGGATACGGCACCTGTTGGTAAAAATTCAAGGTAGTTATTGCTAAGTAAATACGATACATTAAAGTTAGAAATGATACTACTTCCTGCTTCGTTTCTCATTTCTTTTAATCTCATTTCCCATACATACTCCGCACTTTCAGGAATATCTAACGTATCAAATGTAATAGTTTTGTAAGCAACAAAAGCAGCATCAGCCGTTATTGTTTCTGTGTTAAATTCATATTCGTAAAAACTATTCTCCCATGTTGCAGGCTCTAATTGAAAGTTGAAACCATTAGTGTAAGTCACGCCTCTTTTTAGATACTTATTTTCCTGCTTTACCTGTAATGACTTTATTTTACCGGTAAACTTTGGAGTAGATACACTATCTAATTTTAAAGTATCTGTATTAGTTGATAAAATTACATACTCGTAATCACCACTTTCTGTAATTGTTTTTGTTACTCCTCCTAAACGCAATCTAAGACTACCACTGTTTTCTATATCAACTTTTATTTTAACATAATATTTTCTTCCGGATGTAACTGTAAATGTTGTATAAAATGCTTCCGTAGCTATTAAAGTACCTTCAAGTATTTTATTATCAATTATCCATCCGCTGCCTAATGTCCAGTTAGCACTTTCAAAACCTTGTAAAGGAAAACTATTGATTATAGATGCTACCTTAACGGCAAACACAAATTGAAACGGCTCAAAGTTTACAGGGTTTAAAGCTTGGGCATAAAATCCAAGTATTCCAGTATAGCTTAATCGAGCATCAGGATTAGAAGCATCTAATGTGGGAGTGGTTGTAATTACCGGAGTAGTATTAGTTGCGTAGTTATATTCTACACCTGCTAATAAATTTTGTTTAGCAAAATGATTGTAACGTATTACCACGTTTTTTAAAGCAGGGTAATAAGTCCATTTACCTCCGCTCAATCTCATTAAGTCACTTCCCGGTAGATTGGTTTGAATATTGGATAGCGTTAAATCTGCAGTAAATGTACCTGATTGCTGAATGCCAAAAGCATTGTATTTAAAGTATCTTTTAGTAGTTGGAGTTCTTGAATATTCATTTACTTGAATAAACCAATATTGATTCCCACTAAATATTAATCTTGCTCCAAACGTTTGGCAAATCTTTTTTAGAACTTCGTAGCAACTTTGGTAAACATAATTGCTTTTTGTGTCTTTGTGGTAAAATGCCCGATGCTGAATAACTGTCAATAAAGAATAATCAGAGGCAGCATTGTAGGTTATTGTGTTCTCATGCCAATTAAAAATAGTGTGTAATACCGGCAAACTATTTGCCACTAGGTTCTCTTGAACAAAATCTAATTGATTAAGGCAATTTAAAATATGCTGTACAACTGTGTCCTGACCATTGTAAGGACCAACCGCACTTCTGTAGTCCAATGTCTTTAACCAACCTAACCCATCTATTGCAGATATTTGAGCCTGATATCCTATTGACAATGGTATATCTTCAAACTCTACTAAATCAGTAACTATATAGCCATACCATTTAAATGATACAGTTGTACCATCATCTTCATAGGCAGTTAACTCCATTGTAAACCTTCCCTCAACTGCCAATCCAATATCAAGAAGTAATGTTTCAAGATCACTATTATTTATAAGTAAAGACAATGAACAACGTGAGCCAATAATAGGTGTAAATCTTTCCTGCCCTTGCTGACTTTCACTGTCATATTGCAACTGCAAACCAATGGTGTCAAAATCATAAGTCATACCGGAAAAGACTTTGTCTTTAATAGCAACTACTATCTTTCTGCCTTTCTCGTTATATACTGTCGTTTGAAACCTTGCTGCCATTATTGTACTCTGTTAAGTCCCTTTTGACTTCTGTTCAACAATATAATCAAATCATTTCCGCTTATCCTTGTCTCTAAACTTCCACCTACACCCATGTCTCCCATCATTGATTTTAACTTTGATAAAGGTGCAATTACTTCAGGGTCAACTCGTGCATTTCTGTTATCCCCTACGGTTGCCATGGTAGGTCCGTATGCTAATCCTCCTTCTGCAAGTTTTGGAGCAGCAATACCATTTTTTATAGCAGTACCAATAGCAACTAAAGCAATACCAGCCGCAATAGCAAGAGGCGCTTGCGCTAAGGTTAACGCCTTTTTAATTGCTAATGCAGTTATACCTGCCTGAATAGCCATTTTACCAAATGATATAATTGCTTCAGCTAATGGCACAAGTAAATTTTTTACTCCAAAACCTGCACCACTTAAAGCATTGCCTAATTGCTCACCAAATCCAACTGCTAAATCGTTTAACGCTCCATTTAAAATATTTGTAAAAGCATCTGATAAATCTATAATCTTATCTTGTAATTTTGCCGCAGCTTCTTCAGCTTCAGAAAAAGGTTTAGCCATATTAGGAGGATTATTTTTTAATTTTTCTCCTAATGCTAAAACATCATTTGCAGTATTTTTCATTGAAAGCAAAGTTAATTCACCTTCTTTTAATCCTAATTGCTCCATTGTTTTAGGTGCAATTTCAGTAATTACTGCTCTATCTAATTCTTCTTTGGCTTTTTGTAATTCAGTTAATGTTTTGAATTCATCAAACTTAAATAAACTTTTATTTATTCCTAATGGACTTTTATCTTTATCTTTATCTTTATCTTTATCTTTATCTTTAATTATATTTTCAGTAATACCTCCTTTTGGAGCGGCTAAAAATAAACTTTTTAATTTACCTGATAAACTGTCAACCGTTTCACCTATACTTTTAAATTCTTTTTGTACTACTCTTTGTTCTGTTGTGTAATTTGTTAAACCACTAACATCAAACAATTCAATGCCTAAAAATTTTTGTAGCTTATCTATGTTTTTCATAAAATCAGCTACATTTTTATTTGTACTGTTTTTTATGTTAATCCATATATTTTGAAACCTACTCGAAAATGCTTCCCAATTATCATAAACATATAAAGCAATAGCACCAACGGCAGCAATAGCAGCCACAACCGCAAGAATAGCAGGATTAGCGAGAATAGTCGTAAATGCACCTATAACAGCACCTTTAAGTTTTTTAAAATTCTCGATAATCATTTTTGTCGTACCTGCTAATGCTCCAAAAGTAGTTATCATTTTACCCACTATAAATATTGCGGGCCCGATAGCTGCCACAATTAAAGCAGTTTTTACTATAAATGCTTGTGTTTCTGGATTCAATTTTTTAAACCCTTCTACCAAATAATTTATTTTATCTGATAATGCTGAAAAAATAGCCTCTACATTTAAACTTGTATTTATTACTTTTCCAAGTTCCGCTAAACTATTAGCAACATTATCTTTTAAATTATCAAAAGCATTGCCAAGTCCTCCTTTTGCTCTTTCTAATTTTGATAAAGCCTCAACTGTTCTTTGTATAAATTCTTGATTAGATATATTTAAACTTCTTAAACCTTCAGCAGTAGTTTCCCCAAATTCATTTTTAATTACATTGCCAAATTCCGGCAACGCTTCTTTTAACTGATTTAAATCCTCTTGAGTAATTTTAGTAGCAGAACTAACTTGACTTAAAGCAAATGTAACTCTATCAAACACCTCTGCTCCTTCACCTGCCCTTGCTACAGCGTTACCAAATTGTACAATAGTTTCTCTTGCAGCATCAGCAGATAAGCCAGTTGATTGTAATGATGCAGAAGCTTTAACTACTTGCGGTAAAGCAAGACCAGGATTTTCGGCAACCTTCCGTAATTTTTCTAATTCAATGGCAGCGGCTTCACTATTTCCCATAATTGCAGTTAAACCATTTTGCAGTTTTTCCATATCCGCAAAGGATTTTAAAGCAGCCGCACCGACACCAATAATAGGTAGTGTTAATGACTGGGTCAAAGTTGAACCAAGATTAGACATATTTTGTCCAAACCTTGTCATAGATTTTTCAACCTTGCCTAGCTCCCTGTCTAGGCTGCTTGTATCAATGCCAAGTTTTAAAAGTAGTTTACCTATTGCCATTTATGCTTCTTTATCCCATTTGTCAAATATTGACTTGTCAGTATTTGTCAAACTTCTTTTAGTTTCTTTTTTAATAGGATTTTCCCACGGGAACTCGATTAAATCTTTTGGCTTTAAACTCTTACCTTTTGCCGTATGGACATTTAGTAATAAAGTTGTTTGCCATCGTATTCGTTCCCATTCTGTTTGCTGCTGTTGTTCAAAAAAATTGTTATAACCTTGCATAGCCATAACAACCTCTCTAAAACTCATGTCATTGTATTGCGAAGGAGGAAATCTTAAAACTCCGAAACAAAAGCGTTCGATGTGTTCAAGGGTGAGTTCTCCGCCTTCGCCACTACGTTTTTTTGGCTTTCATCTTCTGGAGGTGAAATCTCATTTGAAATCATTTCCATAATGCGAGTTATACCTCCCATGTCCGTATCCACCAAATCGCAAAAGGATTGTAAATCGTAAGGACATTTTTCGCCTTTAGTTTTGTACCCTTGTTGAACACCAGCAAAAGCAAGTTCAAGAGCTAGAAGAAGATCTTCGCCAAGTTGGGAAAGGTCACTTAATTTAAGCTTCCTTTCCCTTAAAAATGTACCTAAAACGAACATACCAAATTTAATTGGAATGTCCGCATTAGCTATTTTTATTGTTTTCATTTTAGGTAATTTTTAAATTATGCTTTAACAGTTTTTACAATCGCT